AATTGGCGCGGGGCAAGGGCAATAGGAGCCAGCTGACGGGTATCTCCCGGCGGTTGGCTCTTTTTGTTTGGTAAAACCCGCTCAGGCGGTTTTTATACAACTTTCCTCCCGGCGCGGAGGTTTAAAGAGCGCCCGCCCCCGCGCTGTGGTGCAGCGGATTTATAAATTAAAACCATCTCGGGGCAGAAAGGAACCTCATGGACTTCAAAAGCATTTTTAACGGCGAATCACTGACTCTGGAGCAGTTCAACGAGAAGACCAAGGGCATGAAGCTGGCGGACCTCTCCGGCGGCGAGTACGTGGCTAAGGGCAAGGCAAAAGACCTCTCCGACGAGGTGGAGCGGCTGAAAGCCGCCCTCTCCGACCGTGACGCCACCATTGGCAACCTGGAGAAGGCCAGCGGTGACGCCGAGGCCACCAGGAAGGAGCTGGAGCGCTACAAGCAGGAAGAGGCCGACCGCAAGAAGGCCGAAAAGGAGGCCGAAACCGACCGCATCCTTACCGAGGCGGCGGAACAGGCCCTGGACGGCAAGGAATTCGTCAACGAGTTCACCCGGAATCATTTTGTCGCGGAGCTGAAGAAGGCCATCGCTGACCCCGCCAACAAGGGCAAGCGGGCCGTGAAGCTCTTCGAGGAGATGACGAAGGACCTGGACGGCATCTTCCGCAACCCCCAGCAGGAGCCCCTGAAGCTCCCTGGCGTGGATAAGCATGGCGGGATGCCCATGACCAAGGAAGACATTTTCAAGATCAAGGACGCCTCTGCGCGTCAGGCGGCTATGGCCGCCAACATCAACCTGTTTCGAAAGGATGAATGACAATGGCAAAAGAAAATCTGACCAAAAGCGCCGATCTCCAGGTAGCCGCCAGAGAGATCGATTTTGTAACCCGCTTTGCCCGGAACTGGGAACACCTGCGGACCATCCTGGGCATTATGCGCCCCATTCGGAAGGAGCCTGGCGCGGTTCTCAAAAGTAAGACCGCCACGCTGGTTCTTCAGGACGGAAACATTCCCGAGGGGGACGAGATTCCCTACAGCAAGGCGGAAATCCACGAGACCCCCTACCAGGAGATGACGGTGGAAAAGTACGCCAAGGCCGTTTCTATCGAAAGCATCAAGGATCACGGCTATGATGTGGCCGTCCAGATGACCGACGACGCGTTCCTCTTCGAGCTTCAGACCAACGTCACCAGCCGCTTCTACACCTACCTGAACACCGGCACCCTGCGGGGCTCCTACAGCGGCTTTCAGATGGCCATTGCTATGGCGAAGGGAGCCGTGGAAAACAAGTTCAAGAAGATGCACCGGACCGTCACCGGCGTTGTTGGTTTCGCCAATATTATGGACGTGTACAAGTACATTGGCGCGGCGGAGCTGACCATTCAGAATGAGTTCGGCTTCAATTACATCAAAAACTTTCTTGGCTTCAACACCATTTTCCTTTTGTCTGACGACGAAATCCCGCAGGGCAAGTTTATCGCTACGCCGGTAGAAAACATTGTGCTGTACTATGTGGATCCCTCCACCAGCGATTTTGCCCGGGCGGGCCTAAGCTATACCACCGACGGAGAAACGAACCTCATCGGTTTCCACACCGAAGGAAACTACCACACTGCCGTTTCTGAAAGCTTCGCCATTATGGGGATGACGCTTTTTGCGGAGTACATCGACGCCATTGCGGTAATCAGCTTCACTGGCTCTGAAGTAACGCCGCCCGCTGTGGATGAGACCGCGTCTGCGCAGAGCGATGCGGCAAAGACCCGTTCCAAGGTATGATCCAGTACCTCACGTTCAATCAGTATCAGGCCAATGGGGGAAAAGCGGAGATTTCCGCTTTCCCCCGGCTGGAACGTCTGGCGCGGAAGAAGCTGGACTACTGGACTCAGAACCGCATTCAAAACGCCGACTGCGACGTTCAACTTTGCATGACGCTGATTGTGGATGCCCTGGCGGAAGTTCAAGAGAATCAGGCTGGGACTGCCTCCAGCTTCAGCAACGACGGCGTTTCGGTCAGCCTGAGCAAGCCGGTGAGGACGGAATCTGAAATTATGTCCTCCGTATATGACCAGGTTGTGGAAATTCTCCCCATTGAACTTGTAAGTGTGGTGATCCGCTGATGTTCGACGTGAGACAGCTTCCTACCTTCAAGCATACCGTCACCGTCCTGAACAAGCGGGATGGGCTGGACAGCCCTGACCACTTGGACACCTGGAAGAAAACTGTGCTCAAGCAATGCGCCTGGAAGCAGACGGAAACCCGGTCGCAGTCCGGGCGGGTCAGCGATGATACGGAGATAAGCGAGGGGGCGGACTACCTTGTCCGGGTTCCGCCCTCCAGCGAATACCGGCCCTACAGCGCTTGGAAGAACACCATGGAGGGCTTTACCTTTTCCCCGGGTGATTACGTCCTCAAGGGCGAAATCACCGAGGAAGTGACGGCGGAGACTGTGCAGAGTGTGGTCAACAAGTACCGCCCGGATGCTTTTGAAGTGCGGCTGTTCCGGGACAACACCGGGTCCGGGTATCTGGACCACTACCGGCTTGAGGGGAAATAGCATGGAAATCAAGTGGAACAAAGCTCCCAAAGAGATTTTAAACCGGATTTTCGACGACGAGACCATGACCTATGTCCATGACCGCCTCCACATCTTCATGTCTCCATTCGTCCCCATGGACAGCGGCACGCTGGACCAAACCGTGGACATCAAGCCGGATTGTGTTCACTACAAATCCCCTTACGCACACTTCATCTGGAACGGCAAGGTGTTTGTGGACGACCGGGGCAGCACATGGGCCCGCCGGAGCGAAACCAAGCACCCTATCAATAAGGATTTGGATTTCAGCAAGGACGAACACGCCCCCCTGGCCACCTCCCATTGGGAAAAGGCCATGATGGTTTCAAAGGGGGACGAACTTTGCAAGGACATCACGGATTATCTGAGGAAAAAGTAAATGGACAATAAGCACCAAGCTATGCTGGACTATCTCGCCAAGTACCCCGGCCTGGACGCGTTCCTCCGGTTCAATTCCGTAACAGATAAGCTGGGGAACGTCAGCGTGCAGACGGTGTACCGCAGCGAGTGGGAAAAGCGCTATATAGGGGGCCACGGCATTAAGCGGTATGACTTCGCGGTGGTTTCCATGGTCCCCCAGGACCCCGGCACCAGCTCCGTCAACGCGGAGCAGATGCAGGAGGCCCAGAAGTTTATGGAGTGGATTGACCAGCAGCGGAAAGCCCGGAACTTCCCGTACTTCGAGGGCTGCAAGGTCCTCTCCATTGAGAATCTACAGAACATGCCGAACCTGGCGGGGGTAAACGCCGCCGGAAACGTGGCGAAATATATTTGTCAATGCCGGGTGCGGTATTACAAGTAAAGGAGTGAAAAGATGAAAGTTTCTGAACTTATGGTAGGCTATACGCCCTCCAACACCTTCGAGGGGTTCGCCACCAACGACGATTGGGTTCTTGCCGTCGGTATCAATTTGGCGGAAAACGCCACGGAAAGGGACTACACCGTCGTCCAACTGGGCATTGGCGGTCTCGACCCGCAGATGAATCCGGTAACTCAGGATAAGCAGTATATCCGCACCGGCACCAGCACCACCAAGACCGGCACTCAGCGAACATTCGCGATTTCTGGAGACCGCTACATTGGCGACCCCTTCCAGGACTTCTGTTTCAGCCTGGACATCGCCTACGGCGTGGGGCAGAAAGTCATTGTGCCTTACGTCTACTTCTCTGTCTTGACCGGCAAGGGGGAAAAGGGCACCGCCTCCATTATCGTCAACAGCGACGGCGGCGGCAACGCCGGGGAAAACTCCGCCATCTCCATTGATCTGCGGAGCGTGGGCACCAAGCCTACCGAGTACATTTACAACGGCGGCAGCGCCGGAGTTTAAGGAGGAGCGACCATGAATTACAAGGTGAATATCCTGGGGAAGACCTATGATTTGCCCACCTGGACGCTGGCGGTGGATGAACAAATCGAGGAAGTTGGAAGCCTGGACGCAGAATACAAGGCCAAACGCATGACCCGCCGCGAAGTGGTGGAGCGTATGCACGCCTTTGTGGAGGACTTTGCCCCCGGCGCGTTCCCCTCCCTGGAGGAGGCCGACACCAACGAGCTGACCGCCGCCTGTACGGACATCATTTCTGCCTACTCCACCCCGGCCCGAAAAGCCAAGAACGACGCGCAGATGGTGGAACTGCGGGAGGTCTTGAACCGTCCCAAGGTTCAAAAGCTGTTCGCGGCAATTCCCGCCCGCTCTGCCGCCTATAAGAAGTGAGCCTCTATCATGCCCCGCCGGAATCCCTGACCGTCGGCGGCCTGGAACACCCCATTGACACGGATTTCCGGGCGTGGGTGCAGTTTCAAGCCGCCATGACGGAAAAGGGGACGGACGGTGAAAAGGCGGAGCGCCTGTGCGCCTTTATGGAGCAAATGGGCCTCCCGCCGGGGGAGGAAGCCCTGGAGGCTATGCTGAACTTCTACACGGCGGCTTCCACGGAGAAGGCCGTGGCCGGGCAGAAGAACCGGCCCGCCGCATTCGACTTCGAGAAGGACAGCGAATACATTTTCGCCGCCTTCATGGGGGCCTATGACATCGACATGACCACGGCCCGCCTCCACTGGTGGACCTTCAAGGCGCTGTTCAAGGCCCTGCCAGAGGATTGCGAGTTTTGCCGGATCATGCGGTATAGGACCATTGACTTGAAGGACGTGCCGAAAAGTCAGAAACGGTTTTATCAGGAACAGAAAGCCCGGTACAGCCTGGGAGAAAAGGCGGTGTACCGGACAGAGAAGGATATGCGCGATTATGTCAAGCGGCGTTTCGCTGAGGCGGAGCGCCGGGCGGCGGAGGCGCGTGAGAAAAAACCTTGAAACCATCATATTGAGATATCCGAGATTCTCATTTCCCTATATCAGCTCTTATTAGAGCCTTGATATAACCCGCTTTATTGGGGACGCTTCCGAGCTTTTTCAGCAAATCGGCCTCCGTGTTATTCATAAAACGTATTGTGATGCTTGTCGTGTGCGCTTTATGATAACGTTCCTGCGGCGTTTCCTTTTTCTCTGCTATAGTGATTCCCTCCTTTTGGAAAAGGGGGCCGGATCCCCGGCCCCTTCCCCGGCTACTTCTTGCTGATAGCGATTTGGTCCAACAGCTCCACAATCTCGGTTTTGGTGTAATTTTCTTTTTCACCCTCTGTAAAAATCAACCGGAGTTCATAGAGCATTGCCAAATCCATACGTTTAATCTCGGTTTCGCTTGGCATGTGGTCGGCCCCCTTTCTTTAGGATAAACTCATTATAGCATAGGTAATGCACTATGTCAAGAGATTTTTTCGATATTTTCAGATGCAGGAGGTGAGCGCGTGGCAAATGACGGCACCGTAAAGATCGGCGCGGAAATTGATGAAAAGGAGTTTAAATCCGGGCTTTCTAAGCTGAGCAGCGTTGCAAAAGCGGGGCTTACCGGAGCAACGGCGGCTATTGGCGCGGCGACCGCTGCGGCAACTGCCGGAACCGTTGCGGTAGGCAAGCTGGCGCAATCCGCCATTTCGGCCTATTCAGACTATGAGCAGCTGGCGGGCGGCGTTGAAACGCTGTTCAAAACCTCCAGCGCCACGGTGATGGAGTACGCCAACAACGCCTACAAAACCGCTGGGCTGTCTGCAAATGAGTACATGGACACCGTCACCAGCTTTTCTGCCAGCCTTTTGCAGGGCTTGGGCGGAGACACGGAGGCGGCGGCTCAAATCGCGGACAAGGCCATCGTCGACATGGCGGACAACGCCAACAAAATGGGCACCGATATGGCGTCCATCCAATATGCCTATCAAGGGTTTGCCAAGCAAAACTATACGATGCTTGACAATCTCAAACTTGGCTACGGCGGTACCCAGGCGGAAATGGCCCGGCTCATCAACGATAGCGGCGTCCTGGGCGATACCATGCAAGTCACCGCTCAAACGGTAAATCAAGTCTCCTTTGACAAGATTATCGAGGCTATCCACGTTGTCCAGGAGCGAATTGGTATCACAGGCACCACCGCCCAGGAAGCAAGCGAAACCATCCAGGGCAGCGTAAACGCCATGAAGAGCGCCTGGGAAAACCTCATAACTGGTATGGGGGACGAAAACGCAAACACAGATGTTCTGATAGAGAATTTTGTCAGCAGCGTCGAAACTGCGTTAAACAACCTGATTCCCAGACTAGAAGTCATATTGTCAGGGATAGGGGAACTGGTTACAAAACTTGCGCCTGTTATCGCCGAAAAGTTGCCTGGGATGATGGAAGCACTTCTCCCTCCCCTCATTCAAGCAGCAGGGCTTCTCATTCAGGGGCTTGCAACTGCGTTGCCGGATTTGCTGGATGTCGTTATGGACGCAGTACATCAGTCAATAGATTCCATAGGACAAGCCCTTGCAGAAAAAATTCCATTCTTATCCGGCTTATTTGAAAACCTTGATTCCGTTGTAACTGCTGCTGCGGTGGCGTTTGTTACGCTAAAAACTGCCACAATGGCCTATCAGGCGGCAAGCGCGGTGGCAAAGGTTATCCAAATGCTTACTGCGGCTACCGAAGGGCAGACGATTGCGCAGGCCGCTCTAAACGCAGTTATGAACGCAAATCCGTTTGTCTTGATTGCCACGGTTATTGCTACCGTTATTGCGGCGATCGTTTCCCTCACTCTCGCAAGCGAAGATTTCAGAAACGCAATGTCAGCGCTTTTTGACGCAATCGGCGAGGGAATCCAGTGGCTAATTGAAAAAATAAGTTCCCTTATAGAATGGTTTGGGAAACTGTTTGGGGTCAGTTCTTCTGATTGAAAAAATAAGTTCCCTTATAGAATGGTTTGGGAAACTGTTTGGGGTCAGTTCTTCTGTTGGAGATATTGAAATCCCATCTGGTGGGAACCCCTCCGGCGGCGCACCCCGCCCCCGCCCCCGCGCCCGCATGGCAGCATTTACAGACAACGAAACCGACGGCAAAAACGGCGAAGGGGCCAGCATTACCGCGGGAACCTTCTCCCGCGCGGCAACCGTCCGGGCCCTGGAGAGCGCAATCCCCAACGTAGAAAGCCGGGTCGCCCTGGCAAACGCATCCATGGCCCCGGCTGCGGGATACTCCGCTCCTCCTCCCGTTTCCGGCGGAGGCGGCGGCGATGCCGGAAACCGGCAAGCGCCCATTATTCTTCGCCCTAACTGGACAATACAATTTCAAGGGGATATAGCTCAGCTGGGCCGGGTCCTGAACCCCATTATCAAAGACGACGAACACAGGCTTGGCCCCGGCGTTTGAAAGGAGTGATTTCATGCCTTCCCTGTTTAAAATCGACGGCAAGGAGTATTCCGGCGTAGGAGTAGAAGAGCTCCATCGGTCTTTCCGGATACCGGACGGGCCCCTTGCGGATGACATGCTGTCCGGAGACCACGAACGAGACCTGATAGGCACCTATTACGACTATGACCTTGTGCTTTCGGTCTCCGACCTCCTGGAAAACGAATACGACGCCCTTTTTGAAACCCTCTCCGCTCCGGTGAACAGTCACACGGTGGAAATGCCCTATGGCGCGGGGGCCCTCAGCTTCACGGCTATGATCCAGTCCGGAAAGGATGAACTGATTCCCATGGACGACGGGACGTGGTGGGGGAACCTGAGCCTGACCATCCTGGCCAAGAAGCCTCAGCGGGCGGCACCGTAAGGAGACGGCAATGCGGAATAAAATCGTATACTCCAAGTGGACTTTTAACCACGACGCTATTGCGTCCATCTCTATACATACGGCGTCGAGCCCGCTTTCTAATCTGCTGGAGGCCGACACCTTCACGGCGGTGGTGAAGACCACGGACCGGACTATCACCAGTTTCACGAAAAACACGCCGCTCCGGTACTACCACCGGGACGTGCAGCGATTCCTGGCCTATATCCAGTCCGTGGAACGGGAGGGACCGAACAAATACCGCCTGACGGGGACCTCCGCCATCGGGCTTTTGATGGACCGCCTCCACAAGGGTGGCATCTACACCGGGCAGACGGCGGAGACGGTGATTCGGGAGATTGTGGGAAACATTTCCTTTACCTTAAAAGCCAGCTTCAAGACCGTGCCCCTGTACGGCTGGCTTCCCTACGCCAAGCCGCCGGAGCGGTCCGCCCGGGACAACCTCTGCCAGGCGCTCTTTGCCCTGGGCTGCTCCGTCCGGAGCAACGCGAATGGGGGCCTCATTATAGAACCTCTTTCCAACACCGTGGCGGGCAGCATCGGAAGCGGCTCTATTTTCAGCGGGGCCAGCGTCAAATACGGGGCCCCCGTGTCCTCCGTCGTGGTGACGGAACACCAATACATGCAGGGCGGGGAAGAAACCAAACTGTTTGAAGGGACGGCTTCCGCCGGGGATATCATCACCTTCTCCGAACCCGTGTACGGCCTGAAAGCCACGGGCTTCACCATCCAGGAGAGCAACGCCAATTACGCGAAGCTCTCCGGCGGAACCGGGGTCCTGACGGGGCGGAAGTATATCCACAACACCCGGCAGGTCACCCGGACCGTCGCCTCCGGGGCGGCGGAGAACATGAAGTCCATTTCCGACGCCACGTTGGTTTCCGTGGTGAACTCCGGTTCGGCGGCGGACCGCGCGGCGGCGTATTACCGCTGCCTGGAGACCATCCAGTGCGGCGTTGTCCTGGGAACACAGACCGCCGGGAATATGCTGAACATCTATCACCCGTACAACAAAAATACTGTCAAGGCGTGTGTGGAGAGCATCGACATAGCGGTCTCCGGCATCCTCCGGGGAGACGTGAAGGCCCTGGTGGGCTATACCCGGCCCCAAAACACCATTCTCCTGGACAAGCACCTGCTGATAACCTCCTCTGGAACCGTCACCTTGCCGGACGGCGTGACCCAGGTCCGTGCAATCCTGATCGGCGGAGGGACGGGAGGAACCGGGGGCGCCAACGGAGAGAACGGAGGAGCGGGCTCCAACACATCCGCCTCCAGCTCATCCGGCTCCTATAACCCAACCATCACCAAGGGCGCACCTGGACGTGGCGGGTCCGGAGGCAAAAAGGGCTCCGGCGGTTCCGGCGGGAAAATCGCCGTCTTCGACATCACGGGCTCTTCCATCAAGACCATTACGGCCTCCATCGGGGCCGGCGGTTCCGGCGGGGCGTCCAACGGCGGCGCGGGAAGCGCCGGAGGGGACACGACACTGAAGGTCAACGGGGCCACATACTCCAGCGCCTCGGGGTCTCCCAGCGCGTCTGGGTATCAGGACCTTGTGGCGGGAACCATCTACGGAACTCAGGGCGAGGAAGGACAAGACGGTTCCGGCGGCGGCGCCGGCGGCGCCCCCACGACATCGGAGGGTGTGACGGGTGAAAACGGTTCTTCCGCCGGACCCAATAATGGAGGAACCGGAGGAAAAGGAAGCACAACCGGGTCCGGGAGCCAATACGCCACAGGAACTGGCGGCGGCGGCGGAGCCGGAGCGGCCTACAGCGCTCCCGGCGGCGCTGGCGGGACAGGCACCGGTACCCGTGCTGGCGCTGGCGGAAAGGGCGCGGCAGGCACCAAGCCCGGGACACCCTCCCGGGCCGGGTCCGGCGGAAACGGCGGAAACGGCGGAGGCGGCGGAGGCGGCGGAGGGGGAACCCTTGCGGCCGCTATGAATGGAGGGCGTATCACGGTTTACGGCGGAGCCGCCGGCGCGGGAGGCGCGGGCAGCCAGGGCGGCAACGGGGCCGCGGGCTGTATCATCTTGTACTACGGCGTCAAGACGGTTGTGGAATGAGAAAGGGACATGCCTATGATTACATTGAAAAACTGGAGGCTGGAGATTCCACCCTGTGAGCGGTCCCTGGGCTACGAGGGGGAAAACCTGTCCTCCCGGCTGGAAATCGAGACGGACACGGGGCCGGAGTGGCTTTACTACCTCGACATGGAGTACAGCGACGGGACCTTCGCTGCCCTCCCCCTGACCTGGGAGGAGGGGAAGCTCTGGGCGGAGCTCCCGGGGGCCTACCTGTCCATTCCCGGGGAAGTGACGGTGAATATCCGGGCGGAAGCCGGGGTTGTCAAGAAGTCCGATATGGGGTTTCTGTTCGTCTCCGACTCCGTTGTGAGCGGAGAAGCGCCGCCGGAGCCCGTCCCGCCCCCGGGCGGCGTAACGGACCACCGGCATCTGACGCACCGGGACGCGGAGGGGCAGCACCCGGTGGAGGCGATTGAAGGTTTGGCGGAAGAGCTCCGGCGCATCCCTGCCCCGGTGGAGCCGCTGACAAATGAAGATTTGGAGGAGCTTTTAAAATGAGTAAATGGTTAGACAGCAACGGTGTCCTGTATCTGTGGGGCAAGATCAAGAGCTTGGCGGCCGACAAGGTGGACAAGGTGGAAGGCAAGGGCCTTTCCAGCAACGACTTCACCTCGGCGGAGAAAACCAAACTGGAGGGCCTGGAGAACTATACTCTGCCCGCCGCCACGGCGGAGACCCTGGGCGGTGTGAAGGTGGGGGCCGGGCTGAACGTCGTGGATGGGCTTCTCTCTGCCACCGGCGGCGGCACGGCGGACAGTGTGGATTGGTCCAACATCCAGAATAAACCGGACCTGGCGCTGAAAAGCGACATCACCGGGCTTTATAACTACAAGGGCAGTAAGGTCAATTACGCCGCTCTGCCAGAGAGCGGCAACCAGGTGGGCGACGTGTGGAACGTGGAGGACACGGGTATGAACTACGCCTGGGACGGGGAGAAATGGGACGCCCTGGGGGCCTCCTTTGAAATCCAGGCCATTACAAACGAGGAAATCGACGCCATCACCGGGGAGGCGTGAGGATGGGCTTTCTGGATAACGCGGGCCTGACCCGGCTCTGGGCCAAGATAAAAGCCCTGGTAGGCATCCCCACCAAGCGGGCGCTGACCCAGGCGGAATACGAGGCCCTGAGCGAGGAGGAGAAAGCGGCGGACGTCCTCTACCTCATCACGGATGGGAACGGGGGCGGAGGCTCGGTGACAAGCTTCAATGGCCGCGCGGGGGACGTCACGCCGGAGGCGGGGGACTACTCCGCCGAACAGATTGCCGGACTCCCGGAGGCCCTGGCGGCCAAGCAGGACAAGCTGACGGGCGCCGCCGGGCAGGTGGTGGGGTTTGACGAAAGCGGCAAGGCCGTGGCGCAGAAAGCGCCTTCCGGCGGCATGACCCAGGCGGAGGCGGACGCGAGGTATATCCAGCCTGGGGGGAGCTATCCGGGCGCGAGTTATACCCAGCTTGGCTCGTTTGCGTTTGGCGATGATGGGGTTATAAGTCTTATTGGCCAACCAAACTATTCAGACCTTTATTTCGAATCGGTTAAAACGAAAACAAAGATTGGCAACCTTGCCGCTCCCTCCGACCCGGACGACGCCGCCACCAAGGAGTATGTGGATGGAAGGACCGCAGGGGCAACTATCAAAGTTGAAAAGGTTCTCATTCCGAAAAATACGGAGGCTGGAACGGTAATCAAGTCGTCTGTGCTTTATCGTACTAATTCGGGCGATAATATCGAACCTGTTGTTGCGATTCCACAAGCTGGACAGGAAGACTGGTTTGAAGATGGGAAGATTACATGGAAGGTAATCGTTCAATACAGTTTTGTGGATGACAGTTACAGCTATGTAGTTGAGGTAACAGTGAATACACCGCCTACCTATGACGCCCAATTGAACGTTTTCTATGTAGAGCCAGGATTCTGAAAGTGAGCTGAGGACATGCATTTCAAATATAAAGGCGGGACGGTAGGCGGAGGCTGTTCCGGCGGAGAAATCTATTCCGCCGAGGAGGTTTGCATCGGCAAGTGGATGGATAGTGATCACTACCGTGTTGTTCTGATTGGGACGCTGATTCAACTCAATGGGCAGGTTATCGGGACATTGCGGGGGGTCAGAGAAATAACGCTCCTGTCCGGAGCATTAACGTACACATCCGGAGATTCTGTCCCTTTGGATTTTGCTCAAGGCATGAACTACACGACTATCAGCACAGGGAAAAGCGGGGATGATCTGATCGTGTATCTCACTTCCAATGTTAGCTCGCAGCTTGGGGGACAATTCCGAATTGTTGTTGAATACACCAAAGCCCAGGAGGAGATTTTATGAACGAAAAATGCCAGAACAATCCGCGGGACTGCCCGCTGGGTCCCCGGGTGGAGGCGCTGGAGCGGGCCAATGAACAGCATGCAAGCACGCATCGGGAGGTCTTTGACCGGCTTCGGGAACTGGAGCGCCTGGAGGGCATCCAGGGGGAGCAATACAAGAACATTATGGAGAAGCTGGACAATCTCAAAGAAAGCCACGACGAATTGAACCGGAAGCTCCGGGAGCTGGAGTCCAAGCCGGGGAAACGGTGGGAGGGGTTGGTGGAAAAGTCTCTGTGGGCCGTGTGCGCCGCCGTAATCGCCTTCCTTCTTGGGAGGGTGGGGCTGTGAGCGGGAAACGGAGTAGGGGGCCAAAGACCTCCAACGTCATCCTGCTGGCCCTGGGTCTGTTCGCCTTTAGCTTCATCGTGGCCATGACCGCCATTTTCTGTGTCAAGGGCGCGGTTCCGGATACGCTGATCCAGTACACCCTGGGCGCGGGAGGCGTGGAGGCCCTGCTGCTGGCGGGGATTAAGGTAAGCAAGGTTTTAACCGGGGACAAGCCCGGAGAAAGGGAGGATACATATGAATAACCTTTATGAAATCATCGGCAATCTTCTGGCGGCGTTCGCCGTGGGCCTTCTGGCCTATCTGGTCCCCAAAGCCCGAGCATGGATCCAGGCCAATACCGACGCCGCCACCCAGGAGAACATCCGGCGGCTGGTGCAGTCCTTCGCCCGGGCGGCGGAGCAGCTGTACCACGACCAGGACCCCTCCGGAGAGAAGCGGCAGCAGTTTGTCCAGGAGCAGCTGCGGGCCATGGGCGTGGTAGTCACTGAGGCCGTCATTAACATGATTGAGGGGGCCGTCTGGGAGATCAACACGGAAAACCGGAAGGCCCTGGTGAAGACCAGGGAGATCGTCTCCGGGGGCGCGGAATGACGGCGGAGAAGGTGCTGGCCGTCGCCCGGGGAGAACTGGGCAATACGGAGAGCCCCGCCGGCAGCAATCGGACCAAGTACGGCAAGTGGTTCGGCCTGGATGGTTACGCCTGGTGTATGATGTTCGTCATGTGGTGCTTCAGCCAGGTGGGAGCCCTCAAGCTCCTGCCCAAGCGGACGGCTTCCTGCGGCGATTTGATGCGGGCGGCGAAGGCGGCGGGCTGCTGGGTGACAAAGGACTACCGCCCCGGCGACGTGGTCATCTACGATTTCCCCGGCGGCGCGGCTACGGACCACACGGGAATTATTGAGAAAGTGACGCTCACCGGCGTGGTGGCGATTGAGGGCAACACCAGCGAGGCCGGCAGCCAGTCCAACGGCGGCATGGTCTGCCGGAAGACCCGGCCTTACAGTCAGATCGTGGGCGTTGTGCGCCCGAACTATCAAAAGGAGGACAAGCGTATGGACAATACCCCCAGCCCCGCCCACAAGGAGGGTGTTGATTGGGCCAAGAAAAACAGCATCCTCACCGGAGACGCCGCCGGAGACCTGAAGCTCAGCCAGCCTGTGACCCGGCAGCAGCTTTGCTCGATGCTGTACCGCTTCGCCAAGAAGACCGGCAAAATCTAAACAAGGAGGCTGCGAGTTCGCACCAATGCTCTTGCACAATCTAACGGAGGCAGAGTGCGAAAACTTCCGTCACGGCTGCAACTTCACGGACGATGAGAGAGCGGTTTTTGATTTGCGGGTGAAGGGAATGTCCCGGGTCAAGATCGCCGCGTCCCTGGCGATATCCATTGCCACGACAGATCGACGGCTTCGCGGCATCTATGAAAAGGTGAATAAGGTGAAGGAGTCGGGGCGTTAATCCCCGGCTCCTTTTTGCCGTGATAGTTTTTTGATAGGAAATTGATAGTTTTTCCTCCGAAATTTGGTGTATGATGGAAAGCGAAAAAACGGAAGGAGCGAACCACATGGAACAATATCGTTTCGACCCTTACACCGGCCAGCCGCTTCCCCAGGCGCGACCTGCCAGCAGCCGCACATGGCTCAGCGGCGTCCCTCAGACCCCGCCCACACCTCCGCCTCAGCCTCCTGCCCGGCAGGAACAGCCCGGCGTGATTTTCCGCCAGGTGGCGTCCCTGGATGAGGCTAAAGCGGTGCCCACGGACTTTTCCGGCGCGCTGACCATCATGCCGGACTGGTCCCACGGCTATATCTACGCTAAGGCCCTGGGGGACGACGGCAGCCCCATCTTCCGCTCTTACCGCTATGAGCCGCCCCAGGCGACCACGGCGGCCCCTGTGCCCATACCGGAGGGGACCTATGCGCCCCTGGAGACGGTGGAGTGCCTACGGTGCGAGGTGGAAAAGCTGAGGAAGGAGCTGGATACCCTCCGGCCTCCGGTCAAAGAGGCGGCGGTTGCTGAAAAGCCCGCCGGGAAAGGAAATAAATCATGAACGATATGATTCAGAGCATCATTCAGATGGCCGCAGGTGGCGGAAACCCTATGAATCTGATTTCCCAGTTCCTTGGCGAACAGAATGGCCAGGACCCAAAGGCTGTCCAGGCCCGTCGGATGATTCAAGGGAAGTCCCCGGCAGAGCTGGAGCAGACAGCACGGAATCTGGCGCGGGAGGCTGGGACCACCCCGGAAGAAATTCTCTCCGGCCTGGGTATCCACTTTTAACTTTCTGAGACAGAAAATCAAATAAGAAGTCAAATCTTCACTTCTTTTCAGTTTGCGGTCTTGACCAAAACCGCTCCCATTCGGCATCGTCCGGGGAGCGTACGGCCCCGGCTTGCAATATTTGAAAAGGAGTTTTTTTATGGGCAACGAGCTTTTGACCGGCTTTCTTGCCGGCCAGTCCGACAACAACAGCGGAAACAACGGCGGCGGCTTCTTTGGCAATGAAGGCCTGTGGGCCGTCATCATCCTGGCGATTATCTTCGGCTGGGGCAACAACGGGAACGGCTTCGGAAGCCGAAACGGCGGCGGCAACGGAGGTGATAATGTGACGGTCGTTCCTTATCCCGCTCCCGGCTGCTACGGCGGCTTTGGCGGCTATCCCACGGAGGCGGTCCTCCAGAGGGCCCTTGACACCCAGACCATTATCAGTAAGCTGGACGGCAACACCCAGGGCCTGTGCGACGGCTTCTACGCGCAGAGCAACGCTATCAACGGCCTGGGCACCACCATCATGCAGACCGCCGCCCAGGCGGAGCTGGCCGAATGCAACCGGCAGGCCATTCTGATGCAGCAGCTCCACCAGATGGGTTACAACCAGCAGGACTGCTGCTGCCAGATCAAGAGCGCCATCGGAGATGTCAAGTATCAGATGGCGGCGGACACCTGTGACATCAAAACCTCCATTCGGGATGTTGGACGGGACATCATCGACAATCAGAACGCGAACTATCGCGGCCTGATGGACTTCATGGTCCAGAGTAAGATGGAAGCTCTCCAGGCTGAGAATCAGACCTTGAAGCTGGAGAAGTCCCAGGCGGCACAGAACGGCTACATTGATGCCATTGGCAACTCCATTGTTGCCCGGCTCCAGCAGCCTCAGCCTGTTCCCAGTTACCAGGTGCCTGCCCCGTATCCCTACTGCGTGCCTCAGACCGGTGGCTGTGACTGCGGTGGCAATCGCTGCTGCTGATTCTTTCCGGCTTTTGCCGTGACCATTTCGGGGCGGCGGGGATTCCTGCCGCCCCTGACTTTTTAGGAGGTTTTAAAATGGCTTGCAAAACGAGCTGTAAACTCTGCGACCGCCTGGTGATTTCCCAGGCCGTCACTTTTGCCGGCGGGAACGTGGTGGTGAATCTGCCCGCCGGAAGCTACCGCAACGGGTGCAAGTACTGCATTGTGATTGCCCAGGCAATTCCCGCGGCGGCCACCATTAACGCCCCGGTGGTCGTCACCATTGGGACCGGAACGGAGCAGTACCCCTTGACTAACCGCTGCTGCGCCCAGGTGACGGCGTGCGGCATCCGCACCCGGACCCGGTATTCCGCCGTGGTCTCCACCAGTGCCACGGGCGGCGCGTTCCGTCTGCTGGGCAAGACTTGCCCCTGCCCGGACAATTCCCTTGCCAGCATTGACGGCACGGCCCCTGCCGCACCGCCCGCGCCCACGACCTGAGAGGAGGGAAATCATGAACCGAATTGGAAGAATGATCCTCATGACCTCCGGCCGGGACAGAAGCCGCCAGGACTACGAACGCCGGGACTATCCCCGGTCCGAATACGGTGACGGCCCTGATTCCCGCTTCCGGGACCGCCGTGGCCGGGAGCACTACGACAACGGGCGCTTTGCGCCGCAAAATGACGGCGGGTCGTGGGTAGAAAGTCGCTACTGGGACGACCGGGAGGCGTATCGAGGTCTGGAAAGCCGCTATCCCATGACCACGCCCTATGTCCCGCCTGTATATCAGGACTACGGCGGCGAGAGAGGAGGGCAGCACCCCATGAACAGGATTGGCTTCCGTATGTCCGGCGATATGGACCAGCTCCCCCCGGAGTTTGGCCGGGAGTACCGGACCGACGCTGGACACCGGGGGATGGATGAGATGGCCTACCGGGGCGGGGAGCGGATGAGTGGCCACGGCTCCGGCAGCGGCGGCCGGCCCTTTGATCGGGAGATAGCCCAAGAGTGGGTCCGGCGGATGAAAAACGCAGACGGCACCACCGGCCCGCACTGGACTATGGAGAAAACCGAGGAGGCCCGGGCGCAAAGGGGGATCAACTGCGACCCGCTGGCCTTTTGGGTGGCTATGAACATGATCTATTCCGACTATGCCAAGGTGGCGGAAAAGGTCAATGCCAACAGCATGGACTTTTATGCCTACATGGCGAAGGCGTTCCTGGAGGACAAGGACGCCCGGAACCAGGGCGGGGAGAAGCTGGCCAGATATTACGAGTACGTGGTGAAATGAGAACGAGGAAGGGCGAAAGCCCTTCCTTTTTTTCGTGTGTAAATCCGTGTGCATTTTTAATCGAGAAAGTGCTACGAACTAAATATTAACCGCTACGGCTATGGCGATTTAAAAACCCAGAAGCATTGCGGCAGTAGATGAAAAAGCGGAAGCCTTGATACGCAAGGCTTCCGTGTTTGGTGGAGCGGCCGCAACCAACGGTGAACACTCCGCATGGCCGGAAACGGCACTTTCAAAGTGTTCTTCAATCTCGTCCAGCAGAATGTCGTCAATGGTAATCGGCCTGTCCCCACCGTTGAGGATCAGCGTCATTCTGTCGTCGTAAAGGTAGATGGCCCGAAGGAAGATATTCACCATTCCCCGGCGGTTGTTCTCGTCGTTGACATTTCCTCGTTTCAGCGAGTAGAGAAACGCCTTGATCTGCGGCGCGGTGAATGTGACCTGCTTTCCCATCTCAATGGCAAGCTGGCCCTGTAACTCGTCCTTTTCCCGCTTGCGCTTCTCAATGCGCTCGGTAATCATATCCACCGCCTGCCCACGCTCCAAGGCTTTCCAGAGGTTTTCTATGGCGGCGTCCGCCTCCTGTATCGCCGCCTTGATGCGCTTGATGGCGGAGCTGTCATAGTCAGCTTCACAGGCGGCGGCAACCGCAAGGGTGATTTTCTCAATATTGCTGTCCGTCAACAGCTTGCGGCATTCCAAAACAACCCTGTCCTCAATCTTTTGTTTGTTGACAACTTTCTTCCGGCAGGTCTTTTTCTTGGCGCTCTTGCAGGCGTAGTAGCGATAGGCTGTCCCGGATTTCCCCGTCCCGCCGTAGCCGGTCATCATCTCCCGGCAGTAGCCGCAGAACAGCTTTGTTGTCAGCAGATATTCCTCTCGCCCCCTGGAACGGGCGGGAGCTTTTTTGTTTCGGTCAAGGATGTGCTGTACCCGCTGAAAAAGCTCGTCCTCAATAATACGAGGCATACCGCCCGGTGTTTCCGTGTCCTTGTAGATGTAATAGCCGATGTACCGCTTGTTCCGCAAAAGCCGGTGCAGGCTGTTCTTGTTAAACTCCTTGCCCTGGGAGGTCTTGACCTGCTTTGCGTTGAGATATTTTGTGATTTCAGCGACCGTCTTTCCGCTGGCGTACATCTCGAAAATCTCCCGGACAACGGCAGCACCCTCCTTGTCAACATGGAAGCGGCGTTCCTCGTCCACATAGTAGCCAAGGCCGGGATTGCTCCCGTTGCTCAAACACTTTTCGGCGTTGATGTCCATGCCCCGCCGTATCTTTTGGGACAGCTCCGCCGAGTAGTATTCGGCCATGCTCTCCAACACGCCCTCCACCAAAATACCACTGGCGTCGTCGCTGATATTTTCCCTGGCGGAGATCACCCGGACACCGTTCTTTTTCAGCTTGGCCTTGTTGATGGCACTGTCGTAGCGGTTCCGGGCGAAGCGGTCAAGCTGATAGACAAGCACACCCTCAAAAATGTGTTTGTCGCTGTCGGCAATCATGCGCTGAAACTCGGCCCGGCTGTCCGTCGTGCCGCTCTGCGCCCGGTCGATGTATTCACCAATCACAATATATCCGTTGTTCTTGGCGAACTCGTAGCAGGTTTGAAGCTGGCCCTCGATGGA